CAGTTGGTCAAGCCGGTAGCAAGGTCAGCCGTCAGAGCGTTGAAAACGGTTGACGAGATAACCGTGTTGGCAACGACCGGCTGGCCTGCCGAATTGATGACAAATACGCCGCTGCCGTTAAAGCTCACTTTGCTTCCTCCTCTTCCATTCGCGCAAGTTGAGCCGCCAACTGCCGCGCATAATAGGGGTCAACTTTACTGCCTGTTGCAGCAGCCTTCTTGATCATATCTATGGACATAGCCATAGACGGGTTGTCTTTTACAAATTTCTTTACACGCTGATCGTTTTGTAAAAACGATGCAATTTTTTGCGGTAGCGTTGTGCCGCCGCGCATTAACTGACTAGCTTGACGGACGTTGTACGCCGTTCCTGCTGTTGCGCCAGCACGACCAACTGCGCCCATCGTCGCTGTAGTTGCAGCGAGAGCAGGATTGATTGCATACGCGCCGCCTGTTGCGATGCCGGTCACCGGGCCAGTTGGCAAAAACCGCCCCATCGCCCGCATTGCATTGTCAATCGGGCCGCCGCGCACCACCTCAAGGATGGCCTCTTGCTCTGGCTTTGAAAACCTGCGGAACTGCTTGGAGTTGGCAAGGTTGCGAAACTCGGTTCGCAAAGCGTTTTCATAACCCGCAGCGGTAAAGAAACTAGTTTTGTTTTTTGCCCGCTCAACGGCTTCCTCTAATGTCTCGCCTTTGCTCATTTTTGACCAAAGGTTACGCGCTTCGGTGATAGCAGGGGCTGCCACGGCAGGATCGCCCGCTATAACATCAGCAGGCTTCAAGTCAGCAATCAAATCATCAATCTTGTCACGCACACCCAAGATTTTTGCCATATCGTTATCGGTGGCATCTCGGGAAATAGAAGCCGTGACTTTGCGACGCAATTTGTAAAGCCGATCAAGCGTTATCGGCTGGTCACGGTACAACTCAAGTGCCTTAAACGCCTTTGCAGCGCCCGGCTCTAACGTCGTTGCAACGTCAGGATCAATATCAAGGTTGTAATTGATGTCGTCCAACATATCGTTGAACTTATCTTTCTTAATCACAACGCCAGCGTCACTTGCCCGTTTAAACGCCGCCGTAGACATTTCGCGCAGCTTTTCTAAGCTTTCTGCGCCAAAACGAAACGCAGCAGCTTCTCGCGGCAATTTAGTGACTACATTGGTCGCCATTGTCAGCGGGTCAATGTATTCAGAAGTTTTCTCTAACGCTTTGCCAAGTCTTTCGGCTTTTGGCACTTGCCGCAACAAAGTGCCGGTGCCACGCCCGACAAGGGAAACGTCCATCATTGCGCCAAGCGGGTCGGTTGCAATCGTTTCCTTGGCTCGCTCTTCGGTGCCGTAACGCTCAATTGGCGCTCTAGCAATAGATTTGTACGTTTCAATGTCCGTTAAGGGACTTTGACCGCGCAACATATTGAGCGGTGTCGGCGCAATGCTGCCAAGCCCTTCGGTTACGTCGCTCGGGCGCAAATTGCGCACAAAGTCTATAGCTCCAGAAATTTGCTCTGGAACACGCGCCACGCCACGCGATAACGCGGTAGACCACGATTGCTCTTGCGGGCGGCTCTCGTCCGTCTTTGCCTCTTCATAAGCCTTAAGAAAGGCTTGGAATTCAGGCGTGCCGCGCTTGTTTTGGTTTCGCGCAATCCAATCCGCGTATTCGTCTGCGGTAGGCATTACCGAACTCCTTTAGCGCGTTGACGCTCTTCCTCAAGAATCCGATCAGCAATTGATCGGCTTTCGCTTTGCTTTGGTTTTGCTCGCGGATAAGCCGAGCTTTCTGGCTCGTAGCTTGGCGGTGCGTAACCCATGTCCATGTCGCCGTAAGTCGCTTCCCATGAAGATGTATAGCGATTGCGTGAGGCAGCAATTTGAGAACGCGCATTGCGAATAGCACGACGCAAATCATCTGGGTTTTTTGCCGCTACAACTGCGCCAAACGAGCCTTCAAGTCGCGGCCATTCTTTTTCGGTCATGGTGCCAAATGCGCCGCCCGTTTGCGATGCTTGGCGAGTTTCATTGATTGATTGAATACTTGTTCCTTGCAAGAACCCGTTAAGCACCGAACGAGCGGAAAGTGCTGACGGGTCAACGTCAGTAAATTCATACTGATTCAGTTTGCCCGCAATGCGATCCAATCCTGCATGGTTTTCAAGGTCAGCAAGGTACGCATCAAGCTGGTCTAACTTGCCCAAGCCAACTTGCGCGGCCATCTGCGCCTTGGGGTAATCCAATCGCAACTGAATACGATCTTTTTCTGGAGCAGTTTGAATGGCTGGCAACGGCTTTGGTTTTTCGCCAGTTGCAGGCGCTTGCGCGGTCGGCGCAGCAACGCGAGGCGCTGCGGGCGGCACAACAGGAGCAGTTGGCGCTTGGCGCGACGTAGCAGCAACTGGAGGCGGCCCTACTTGCGGAGCAGCAGCAGGTGCGGCAGGCGGCGCAGTAACCTGCGATTGAAACGGAAACCGCAGTTGTGGTGCAGCCTGACCAGTTTCAAACGTATATTGGCCGCCTTTAATACCAAACTCACCCGTTCTAAACATCGCGTCAATCTCTTGTTGCGGAGTAAGCTCTGTGTATTCACGCGATTGAAGCAGCGTGTAATCAGGTTTGCCTGCTTGAACGCTTGCATCAAACTTTTGCAGACTTGCTTGCGTAAATTTAGATGGGTCTATAGAGCCATATGGCGATTTTGCCTTTTCTGGCTCTTTAAGCATTAACGCTAAACGCTCTGCCATGATTGGGCGATCCTTTAACGCCGCAGCGCCAAGGCCAGTTGAAGCCATATCTAGCACTTCTTCCGGTGCGCGGCGGTACTGCGATTGGCGCGTAACCTCGCCCAATTCGGTCTGCTCGGGGATTGGCGCAGGAGCAGGGGCATTCGGGTCATATACATACCCGCCCTGCATACGGCCAAGCATACGCTGGGCGTAATCAGCCTCCATGCCCTTGACTTCCTCGGCAGCCTCTCGCGCTTTGCGACCTTCGCGGGCAGTTAAATAACCCTGTAATGCTTTCACCAACGGCGCAGCTTTGGGGATCGGCGCTGCGTTGCCTTCCATCGGCTCGTACTGCTGCTGTGCGAGGGCTTCAGCTAACGCGGCACGCCGACGCGCCTCCTCTAACTGGCGCTCGTATTCAGTCGGGGCGCGGAAGGTTTGCGTGTACTTAACTGGCATTTTCAAAGTCCCCTCTGTATGAGCCTCCCTGCGGGGTGGTCAGACCGGGAGAGGCGGGGTATCCCATTGCGCCGGGGCCGCGAGGGCGCTGCATCATGCCGCCCACCTGTGGGGAGCGAGCCATGCCCATGCGTGGCGGCCCCATCTGCGGGCTGCCCATGCCGCTCATTGGTGGGCCGTAACCCATTGAACGACCGCCCTGCATAGCCTGCGGTGGGCCATTAAAGTTCATGGCCTGCGGCGGCACACCGGGGTTGGTGTTAGGCGTACCACCTGCGTACATCAGGTTGGGCTGCGGGACATTCCGCATATTGTTGCCGGGGCTGTTGAGCGACAGATTCCGCTCCTGCATTGCCAGCATACGCGCCATCTGCTGCGGTTTTCGGTCAGGTGTAAATCCGTTCATTACGATAATTCCTATTTAAATTCCGAAGAATCCCGGCAACGACATACCGCCGCCGCCGATTGCGCCAACTGCGCCACCGAGTGCGCCGAGCAATCCCATTTGAGCGTTGTATGCGCCAACTTGGTTTTGATAATTGCGTTGTGCGAAATCGCCCGCCGCTTGACCGGCTTGGAATATTGGCGCGGGAGCAACGCTGACGCCGCTGTAGCCTTGGAACTGCGGGATGCTGACCTGACCGCCTGACAACAAGGCGCTGATCTCGTTGACCGGCAGCGAGCGGATAGCCGCCTGCTGGGCGAGAGCCTGCTGCACAGCGGTGTTATAGAACTGCTGTTGCGCCATGCTTTGTTGGAACGCCTGCTGTTGTGCTGCGTTTTGGAACGCTGCCTGCTGTGCGCCGATGTCAAAGCCTTGGCCGATAGCGGCGTTGCGCTGATCCTGCTGCGCCATGACCTGATTAAAGCGTTGTGCAATGGCTTGGTTCTGTGCCGCCTGACGCGCCAACTCTTGTTGGTACGCTTGTGCCTGCGCTTGGTTGTAAAACTGCGCGGCTTCCTGCGATTGACCGGCCTGCTGGGCTTGTCGTGCAAGGTTTGCTTCCTGCGCTGCCAATGCTTGCTGGAAGTTCTGCCCGACGCCTTGGTTATACAACTGCTGCTGGGCTTGCGACTGATTGAAGATTTGCTGCAACGCCTCGTTTTGCAGTCGTGCCTGATCAAACGTCGTCTGATAGTTCTGCGCGAGCGCCTGATTGGCTAACTGCTGGGCCTGCTGACCCATGCCGAACTGCTGCAACAAGCCTTCACGGTTAAATCCAGCCGCGCCAAGGGCTTGCTGGTAGTTCTGACCGAGGGCGGCGTTCTGCGCCTGCTGTGCCGCCAGCGCCTGCTCAAAGTTCTGACCGACAGCCTGATTCTGCATCTGCTGTGCGGCTTGAGCCTGTGCAAAGTTCTGCGCGATGGCTTGGTTTTGAGCTTCCTGCGCTTGCTGCTGCGTGCCGAACGACGCCAGTTGCGCCTCACGGCCAAACTCACCCGCCTGCAATCTCTGCTGAAACGCTTGCTGCTGGGCTTGGTTCTGCGCGGCTTGCGTGGCAAGTGAGGACTGCAAGTCCTGCTGCGCTCCGAGGTTAAACAACCCCGCCTGCTCCATGCCCGCGCCAAAGCCCGACAGCGCGGCTTGGTTGGCGAACATCGCACGGGATTGTTGCTCGGCAAATTGCTGTTGGCGTGCGGCTTGGTCAAGGCTGATGCCCTGCGCGGCGGCCTGCAACAGAAGGTCGTTTTCCTTCTGCATCTGCGCCGACATGGCGGCGTTATACGCCTCGCCACCCGGTCGCAAACCTTGGTTGATCAGTTGCGTCTGTAACTGCTGACGCTCGCCCTGCAACTGCGGTGACAGGCGCGACAGCAATGCCGTTTGCGCCGTCGTGCCAGCATTGACCGGGCCTTGGGCAATGTTGGATACGTCAATTTCGCCTTGTAACTGCGGGCCTTGGACAAACCGTTGGGCGTAGCCGAACTGACCCTGCTGTGGGCCACCAGCGACGCCGCCAAGCCCTGACAGGTCAAGCCCTTGCAGGTTTAAGCCCTGCGGGCCGCCACCAGCAAAGCCAAATAACCCGGCAAATGGGCCACCGCCTGCGGTGCCAAACGCCTGACCGCTCGGAGCGGCTTGCGAGGTGAATTGGCTGGCATCAAACGTACCGAGGTTGGTTGGTGCAGCAGGGCCGCCTTGCGCCATGCCGAAAAACTGGTTTTGTGCGGTGCTTGCGCCTTGCACCGGGATAAGGTTGGTGTTTGCAGCGGGGCCAGTACCGATTGGCCCCGGCAGCCCTTCAATGTTGTAGGTTCCGGTAGGCGTATACGCGCCTACAGGCGCACCGGCAATGCCAGATTCGGCATACGATTGCGGGGTGTAACCGACAGATTCACTCGGCGGCGCTAGCGCACGCTGCATCGCTCCGACGTTGCCAGCGGTGTACTGAATGCCCGGAATGTTGCGAGCGTCAAAGGCTGATGCGATCCCGAGGTTCCCAAGTCCCTGTGCAGCGCCGCGCGCCGCTTGTGACAAATACAGTTCTGCGGCTTGCTGTTGCTCTAACGTCGCCTGACCCGTTGGCGTTAGCGATTGGCGAACGGTCGGCTGTTCAATGTAGGTGGTGAACTGCTCTTGGCTTGGCGCTTCACCAGCGTACTCGGGGTTGGTGTAAAGCCGATTTTGCCAAGCCTCCATCGCCTTGTTGTAGGCGTCGGTGTCTATCGTGGGAGTCTTTGTCCAAGTGACCGTCTGCGACCCGGTGGGGCCGTAGATGTTGGGATTGGACATATATGCCGACTGCTTGGCAGCGGCCAAGTTCGCCTCACCCTGCTTAATGGCTAGGGTGGTGTAATCAGGCGCTGGCGGCGGTGCTGGTGATTTTTTGCCCATACCTCGGCTCCAAGAAACGACACCTGTCTGGTGTCTGCGTCATAAAAACAATGTCTCCGTCAGGTGCGCCGTCTTTGATCCGCGCTTCCTCCGAAAACCCCATTTTCGTGACCAGTTTCAGCGCGCGGGTATGCTTGCTGGAAATCGGCCCTATTATCTTATCAACATTTGCGACGTTGTAGGGATAGTCATACACAGCGGCAAGGTATGCCGGGGTGACATGATCCCAAGTGATGTGGCAAACAACCGATCTGCCGTTCCACATCTCGTATACCGTGCCGGCGACAAGCTCACCGTCTCGCTCAAGGCCAATGGCAACAGAGCGGTCGGGGTTATACGCCCCATCGGTGCGTGACATGACCCAATGGCCCACATGAGGGCCGCTGACTATATTCCAGCCCATCCGAGTTGATACACGATGTCAGTTGATGCCCACTCAAGCGATACGTTTTTGCTGCTGCTGTTGAAGATAACGCCGCCGCAATAACCCACACCGCTCAAACCTACGACTGTGTTGCTCGCAATCGTGTTGCTGCCCCAAATCGCCTGATCCCATAGCCCAACGTCCCACAGACCATAGTTGGTGCCGACAAATGACAACGCACCAAGGAAATCGTCGGTCTGGAAATCCACCGCAATACCAACGCCAATAGTCGGCTGACCGTTGGAGTAAGTGGTGGTGCGGCCACGGGTGAAGTATTTGATGACGCCACGGGCGTCAAAGTAGTTGAACGCTTGTAGCGCCTTGCTGTTGATGGCCTGATTGTTGTCGTTGTAGCCCGCCGAGCCGGTTCCGGTCGTCCAAGCCTTTGCAACATAGCCATCTGCGCCGAAATACGGCTCATCGTTTAGCGATGACCAACAGTTTGCGTACCAGCCGGTGAACCGACACCACGCTTTGGTGATGTTGTTCATCACAAACTGCACCTGTGCGTTGGTGGCGACAGGAATGTTGACGATCAAAGCGTTGTTTAGCGGGTGATACAGCATCCCCCAGCCAAAGTTGCTTTTGTACGTCTTGGCAGCAACCGCAAACGCACCCTGAATCTTGTCCGATAGCGCCACGTTGGGGTCAAGGCGTGACGATTGCAGCGCCGACGCCATCGGAATCAAGCCATCTAGCGTCAAAACCAGCAAATCGCCGCCGTATTTCAGCAAACAACGCTTGGAAATTGGCGCACCGA